TCTGGTACTCCAACTGCTCAACGTGAGCCATCAGGTCGTCGTAGACGTCCATCATGTCCAAGGTGTGACCCTCGAGCACAATAAGCGTCCCCTCCGCCATGAACTCCTCGTACTTCAACCGCTTGGCACCCGGGAGCAGGTCCAGGGTACGGCGAGAAATATACGAGCGTGTCTTGAGGCCGAAAGCGTCGTGCCCTAGCGGGAACAGGAAGGTGAACGCACAGAAGTCGTCGCCTCGCGAGAGGTCGATACCCAGGCAGCACTCCATCCCCGCATACCGCGTGGGGTTGACAACGTTGAACGTGGGGAGAGTCTCCTCGTAGCGGAAGAAGAACGTGTGACCCTCCATGGGAAGGCCGAACCGCTTGGCGAGAATCTCGTTCTTGAGGTGCGGGAAGGCCTCGACCTTCTCCACGTCCTCCATGTAGGTCTCGTAGGAGACGGTGATCCCCAGGTTGGGGTTGGCCTTGAGCCACTTCGACGGATCGCCGACCTCGTCTTCCCGGTCGAGCTTGTAGTGGAAGATGGAGACGTTCCGCTGAAGGCTTTCGCCGCGGAGGCTGGACTTGAGCTCGCTCTTGATGTCGTCACCGACACCATTACGGATCGTGCCCTCGGAAGAGATGAACACCATGACCGGGTCAGGGTGCTTCTTCGCCGACTGACGCAGCGCCGGGATCACGTTCTCACGTGTCTCGCCCGACAGCCATTCGTCAATCGACACGTACTTCCAGCGACCGCCCTGGAGCTTGTCGATGGACAGGGGACGGATCTCGAGCAGCGAGTTCGTCGCGAAGTTCTCGATCCCCTTCTTCGTTGCTGCAAGCTTTTGGCGCCCACTCCGAGGCCCGGTCGTGTTCTGCATCGAGCCATAGGTCAAAAGCTTGAAAAGTGGTCCTTTGGAGATCGTGATCGCCGTGCGAATCGGGCTTAGAACTTCTTCCGCCTGCTTCATGGTGGGCGCCACGGTGACTTGCTGAGTAGTCGAGGTGTCGACGGTCAGGAAGTACATCTGAAGGAACGAGACGTACATCGACTTGGCCGAGCCTCGAGCGACGATGAGGTATTGCGTGTCGCGGAGACGCTTCTTCACCTTGGTCATGACGAAGGCCTGGGCCTCGTCGTTCCAGATGGGCCGCTCCACGTAGACGAACCACGAAAGGAGCTGCTCCGCCCACAGCTTGAACGAATCAAGCATGTGAACGTCGTCGCCGTCGGTCAGGGTGAGCTCGGACTCAACGAAGTCCACGAATCCGTCGATGGCATAGGGGTCGTAGTAAACGTCCTTGTCCGCGATCAGCTCGTCGATCCGCTGCATCTCCAGAGAGATCTCTTCGCAGACCGGGATCTCCCTGCGCAACACCTTGTCCCGGAACACCCGATAGTGTTCCGGGACAGCGGTGTTGGACAGCATGACTAGAAGTCCACCTCAGCGTTGAGTCGCCACTCCATCTCCTGGAACTGTCGCTCGAGAGCGGACAGCACGAACCCCGAGCCGAAGGACTGGGGGTCGAAGAGGAACTTGACTCGGAGGTACACGTAGCTCTTGATGGCGTTGAGGCGGGCGTCCGCGTAAAGCAGGTCCCAGTCCTCAGCGTCGCTGGTGATCATGAACCCTTCGGCCGGACCCACCCCGAGCTGCGTCAGGATGGACATGACTGAGTTGATGTGGATGATGATCACGTTGTCGAAGGCAGTGTCCTCGGCGACAACGCCGAGTTGTTCCTTGACGTCATTGAGAATGCCCATGTTCCCTCCTTCCCATTTTGAGGAAAACGCTTAGCTTGTGTTCGGTGGGTTGAGGTTGCCGCTCTCGAGAACGGCGATGCGCTCCCGAAGGGAACGAGTTTCGATCTGCGCTTCACGCGCTTCACGTCGAGCCTCTCGAGCTTCAGCCCTAGCCACCGCGAGTTTTTCGTGGAGCATCCGGTTGTCGGCACGCAGCTCTTCGATCTCAGCGTCCTGCCGGGCGATGGTCTCGATGTCGAACTTGCGCGCACGCTCGTAAGCCTCTTTCTCCATGTCGACCCGTGAGGTCGTACTGGTGTTGATCGTCGTTGCCCGAGCGGCGGCTCGCTGAGAAGCGTAGGCAGAACCTGCGGCGATGACCGCAACGATGATCGTGATGATGCCACCAACGTCCATCGCTCTACTCCTTCTCCTCCAAGAGCTGCGCTAGCTTCTCGTGGAGGATCAGGTTCTCCTGCTGGAGAGCCGTCACTTCGTTGGCGAGCTTGTGCAGGTGCCGTGGGTTGACCAGTCCGCTGACCGCCCACCACATGAAACCGATGATGCCCCAGAGGAGCGCCCCGGTGATCCCCGACCATGGGGCTCCGTGGAACAGGATGCCAGCGATGTAGAAGCCGGCCCAGGCCACCGACTGTCCGGTGAGGGCTTGGTAGCCCCACGTTTCGGATGCCGGTGGCCATCGACTCGACAGGATCGCGAGTAGGCCGATTCCGATGAACACGTATCCCCAGTGGTTGTAGTCGAGGATGTTGAGCGCGTAGTGAAGCTGTTCTTTCCGTGAGGGGAGCGGATCCGAGACCAGGTACGCGATACCGATCAGGACGTAGACCGTTCCAGCGACGAAGAGCACGAGGCCGTGTCGCTCGAACCTGCGAATTCCCCTCCACGGATGGAGGATGTCGCTCATCACACGTCCGGCAGCGACTTGATCAGCCGTCGGATCTCGTCACGAGCGCGCTGGATGCGACCGCCCTTGGCGGCGTGATCAGCAGCGGTGTTGAGAAGTCCCATGTCGAGGATCTGCTCCTTGGAGCGGACCTTGTCCTTGAACTCGCGGATGCGGACGAGCCTCGGGCTGTCCGGGAGGCCGTTGACCTGACGGAGGATCCCGTCGAGGACTCGCTGGGCCGCCGGTCGGTCCTCGCCCGCGCGACGCAGGAGGTTCAGGTGGTAGACCGGACCGCCGTCGTTGAACTTCTCGATCTTGGAGGCGAACTCCGCCATCGGCAGGTCCACGTCGTTGATCTCGGTCGCACCGAACTGGAACTCGTCGCCCCAGTGCTCCTCGAAGTAGTCGCCGCGGACGGTGACCAGGCGACCGGACAGCACGCTGTTGGTCTTCACGAGGATGTCGCTGAGGAAGTCCGGGTTGAAGCCCGGCACGCGCCCCAGCATGGTGACGATGTGGCCCGACGGGTTGTTGTCCCGCGGGTCGTCGAAGTAGAGCACCATCCCCTTGCGGAGATCGGCGACTCGGTGGACCCGAGCGGCCGCCGGCGTGTTGTCCTGGCCCTGCTTGGCGGTCAGGTACTTCGGGCCGACGTTGCGGGCGAGCCGTGCGATCTTGAAGCACATGCCGTCGGGGTTGAACCCGAGCTCGGCAGCGGTGTCGTTCTTGGCGAGCCACGCGAGGGCCTCGTCACGGGACCGGACGGGACTGGTCTTGGCGAAGAGCGTCAACCCACCGCCCAGCGACAGCTCGTCGTCTTGGTCTCCGTTCTCGTTCGTCCTCGCGAGGTCCAGATCCGGAAGGCCGTCGTAGGGTTCGACGCCCTCCAGGACCTCGTCGAAGTAGGTCTGGTCGTCCATCAAGAGTTCCTCCTCTTGGCACGGTAGACCCGCATCACTGCGGGGTGGTCGGAGATGCCCTCGCCGAGGTTGTCCTCGTCGACGAGCTCACAGTTGACGTTAGCCTGGAGATCGATCCGGAAACCGGAGGCGTGAGCCTTGGCCGGCTCGGCCACTGTGATCTCGAACGGGCGGATGCCCATGTTGGCGTCCAGCGTAACCAGCGCAGGGCGCTGACTCGGCCGTGCCTTGAACCACTGGACGATTCGGGACGTCGACTCGCGACGTGCGTCCTCGCCGAATGGGATGTGGGCCCCGAGGACGCTCCAGGTGCGGGCCGTCTTGTCGCCCTTGCGGCGGACGTCGACGGATCGGAAGACCCGGGGGTCCTGCGGCCAGCCGTGAACGGGCCCGGTCCAGAACTTCTCCATGCGGAGCGTCTCCTTGCCCTTGACCGAGAAGTCGGGGGCGACCAGGAGAGCGATGTTGCCCTGCGCCGGCTCGTTGCCCTTCTTCAGCGGCCTCGGCTTGAGCTGCAGGATCTTCCAGCCCAGCTTCTCGAACTCCTCGAGCTCGCCGTAGAGCTTGGACGCCTCGATGAGCACGACCACGTCCGGGTTGTGCTGCTTGATGAACGTGCAGACGGCCTTGCGGACCCGGTCGGCGCGGTTCTTGATCTTGACGTTCCACGTGAACACGCGGAGCTCGTCGTGAGTGGGATTCATCACCACTTCCTTTCCCAACCAATCGTGTCGCCAGGCCGTCGTTCGATGAGAGGCCGGGGAAGTTGCCTCTCATCTGCGAAGTGGATGGCGTTAT